CTTCATTAATTTTTTTAAACTTTGCGACAAAATTTTTATTTTTTTGAAGTTTAACTTCATAAATTGACCAAAACAGTTCATCAAAACCTTTTTCAATTTGTAATGAAAAAACACCATCAAGGTTTGTAAGTGATTCTAATTTATTACCCCAATCATTATAAAAATTACTTCTGTAATAATTAGTGCTTACTAGATCAGCACCTACAAATTGTTTGTGTTTTGTAGTTGTTCTTTGAAATCCTTTAATATGCATTTTTTTCTCCTAAAATTTTGGTTCAAATTTTCCACTATTAGCAGAGTCATAAAATATTTCTGCATTTGGAAAATCTTTAATTGCTTGATTGTGGTTATCATATTTTTTTTCAAATATTCTTTTTCCACATTGATAAGTGTAAACATAAGCATTGTGAATTGTATTTCCTGACCAATCAAAAATATCAATTACAGTTCTTTTACTAAAATAAGTCATTTTTTTCTCCTTGTTAATCATATACATACTTTAATGTATTTATTGTGTAATAGTCAATAATTATCGTAATTATTTTAAGTTAAATAATGGCAGAAAACAGCCATTTAATGAATAGTAATGCCTTCTCTTATAATTTCTTCCACATTTATTAGGTGGTTTTTAGCTATATAATCATTAGCTTCTTGTTCTGTTTCAAATCCAGATACTTGAATAACAGCAGAATATCCACCTTCAATATCAGGTAGAGTAAGAAAAAAACTTTTTAATTCAATTTTATTTTTCATAAATTAATTCTACACACTAAAACCCATTTTTTCCATAGCTTCTTTTGTTATTTTTCCTTCTTTATATTTTTGCATAATATCATTATCAAAATCATTAATTGTTTTTATACCTTTTTGCCATAGAGTTAAGTTAGCAAATTTATTTCTTGGAACTATACCAAAATTATCTTCTTTAGTTTGTTTTGTTATAAGTTCTTCTGTCCAGCCTTCTGAATTTAACCATGTACTAAAATGCGGCACAAATTGTTTATCATCTACTGAATCATATTTTTCATTAAATTTGGCTATGAGGATTGTTGGCTCTACTTTGTTATGTATTTTTGTGTAGGATTTTAATCCTTTTGCTTTCGTACCTCGTTTAATTTTAAGTTTATTCCATATCTCCTCAAAAGCATCTTTTATTTCTTTATTTATATATAGTTTATTATGTTTAGTTTCGGTTGATGTTTCGTTTGGTGTATCTTGGTAGTCGTCATATTGGCAGATTGTAAGTATGTTCGGTGTATCGGCTGGTGTTCCGCTTGGTGTTTCGCTTGTGATTGTTCCATTATCAATTAACTTTTCTAAATATCTATTAACTTTTGACTTATGCCAATTAAAGGCTTGAGCCATATAAGTTAAAGAACAACATAATTGACCTCTTTTTAAATGTATTTCAGTATTTTTAATTCTAAATTTTCTACTAGCAAAACTAGCTTCTAATAATAACCAAATAAAAGCACCAATTTCACAAAAAGACCTATCTTTTCTTTGCAATGAAGGATGATGTAAGATTGCTCTATTTATTTTTATATAACCCTTTTTTATTGTCATTTTTTTTCTCCAATTCTTTCGTAGCTGAATCTATACAATCTTGCTGATACCCTTTCCACCAATTTCTCGTTTCTTGAACAATTTTCATGTAACGATCAGCTAATAACACTATTTCATCCTTAAAAATTATTTCCTTTTCAACATGATTGTTAGTATTTATTTTTGATATTTTATTTGTATTAAATTTTTCAAAATTAATCTTTACAATATCACTTATCTTGATTTTATACTCCCCAGATTTCATTTCTTTGTTCCAATAGTTCAGCACTATTCCAAGTCCAATCATCTAATTTAGGCGGACAAAATGACTTTAAATCATCTGCTATATTACAGGCATTAAAAACATTAGCACATTGAAATAAATTCATTTCTATTTCCTTAATATATTTTTCGTCAGGAACATAATTAACAAACTCACATCTTTTCGGTGTGCAAATTAATAGCTTAACATTTACAGGCTTTTCAAAGTTTTCATCAAAAGCCTTTTTATATACCGCCATTTGCAGCATATCATCATGTTTAGCCTCAAATTTTGCTTTAGTTTTTAAATCTACAATTAATATTTCATCCTCTTTTTCAAAAACAAAATCAGTAAATCCATAAAAAGGAACTCCCATTATAGAGGTATCTATGCGACCTTGAAATGATAAAAAATTATCTTTGTAAGGTGATAACATATCAAAACATTGCTCTACCATTGGTGCAATCATATTGTATTGTTTATCGTCTGGATCTTCTTCAAGAAATGAGGTTGCTGATTTAAAATAGTTAATTGCTGTATCAAAACATTCATTAGAATTTGCACTTTTTGTAAACATTTGATGTAGTCCAAACTCAACAGCATTACCTCGTTCCATTGCATGATTTGTTGTTCGTGGGTAGCCATAAATATAAGTTAATACAAATTGTGCTTGATTACTTTTCCATTTTTTTACTTTACTAATACTAAATGGAAGCATTGACTTATCTAATTCCTTATCAAATTTAGTAAATATTTCTTTATCTATCATAATAACTCTCCTTGTCTTTTATCTTTAGGTTTCCATTCAAAATAAAATAATCTATTCGGTTTGCCTGTAAATTTATCAGGAACAATACTTGTCTTAATAGGATTCATTAATTGTGATTTAGCCACAACCATAGAATCCCCCCTATAAATTAATTCTAAGTCTGTATTTTGACTTAATGCTTTATCAATATATCTACCTTGAACTGCTATTAAGTTATTAAACAGGCTGGTTATTGTTTTCTGTATCATTTTTTTCTCCCAAAAAATCTCGCATAACTGCATTTAAAGTTTGTGCGGCACTTAAATTATCTATTCCGACCTTTGCCTGAACTTTAATTCGTGCTTTGTTATATAAGTCTTTATGTAATTCCAATGTACTAAATCGCTTAATTGGATAGCTTCTTTTTTCCTTTGACATTTTCCATTCTCCTTTTCACTATTTCTTTTAGTGTTTCTTTTTGTTTGTTTATTATAGAACTATCTGAATGACAAGTTCTACAAAGAGGAATGAGATTTGAAATTTTATCTCTAAGTCCTTTTTTATCTCCACCCATTCCCCTAGATTCAATATGATGTACTTCAACCCACACATTTTTAACACAGTACCAACACAGTTCAGCATAACTATCAGCTTCAGTATAGCCATAGTATTTCATAAACATTCGTAGGTACTTTTTCATTAAATGTCTGGTGATTGATTGTACTGTTCATCTTTAAGTTCAATTTTAAAGTTTAAAGTACCATCATCTTGCTTCCAAATTGCGGCTGAATAAACCCTATCTGGATCAAGTGTTATCTTCTCTTTAATTTGAACTTTGCTATTTTGATAAACAGGTTTTGAATCTCCTTCAACTTTGTTATCATTCTTAAATAGCTTTATGTAAGTTTTCATATATCTACTCCTTTATTAATTACTTTAGTTTTCGGCTCACCCTTACTAAAAGTTTCATTAGTATTTCTACCTGATGCTTGGTTTCCATCATCTTCAAAATCTGCTTCAAGATTCAACATAGCTTGAATATGATACCTTCTCATATAGGTAATACCACTTCCAATTTGTTGAGGATTACTTGATACAGTTCCTATTGAGGATGATGATTTAATAAATTGACCACTTGTTAAATGTGTAATTGTAGTAGTCAAAAATATTAATTCGTTTTTATCTTCAATATTATATAAAATAGATAATTTATTTTCTCTTAAAGAATCTTTACAAGAATTAAATATATCATCTAATGTACTAAATTGATGTGGTTTCCCATTTTGAGTTTTAAAAAAACTATTAAGACCACTTTTATTTAGTTGTTTAAAACCAACCCTAGCTTCTTCTATGGCTGATAAAAGTAATTCAGTTCTTTGACTGTGCATTTTTTTCTCCTATTCGTTATTTAAAATAGAGTAACCTCTATTTTCCATGCATTTTGATACCACTTTTTTCTCATGATATCCATAGCTAAAGCCACTCATTTGGCTTTGTGCTACAAACCGACATTCTGCTAAATCATCATAAAACTCTTTATTCTCACTACCAGAAGGATCATAAACAGGCATATATGACGAACAAGCAGACAACATTAACATTAAAATAATAATACTAATTTGTTTCATTTTTTTCTCCTTTGTTCTTTTCTAAAAAAATTATTAATTGCTCTTTTCCATTTAGAATCAAATAGCTTCATTTGTATTGGCTCTAAATAAAAATCATATCCAGAATCTTTATAAATAGTTATCCAAAGACCATACAAATAATTTCGTGGAATAGGATTTTTTCTACTCAACAATTTTTTATACTTATTAGCTTTATCAATTAATTCCTTATCTTCTTCTTCTGAAATAAAATATGTTTTATTGCCAACTCTAACAGAAACATTTTTTTGATTATTAGGAACTAATCTTATTTCTGGTTTCATTTTTTTTCTCCTTCAAAACTTAGTTTAGGTTTATACACTACAACTGACTTTGAAAGTCTAGGTTGCTTTTTATAAACTTTTTTTATTTCTTTTTTTGTTGGTTCTTTTTTTAAAACACCTTCGTGCTGCTCTAAAACCCAATCTCCAAATCCACTCATACTTGCTCCTTTATTTGTTTAAGTACCTCTTTCATTAAAATAGTTTTGTTTAATTGTTTCCAAATCTTATTATAAAATTTATGAGTTTTATTATTAATAATACATGGTTGTTTTTCAAAACCCTCATAGCTTAAAAAACATTTTAAATTACCATATTTAGTTTTGTCATTTAAATTTTTTAAATAATTATTTTTAATAGGTAATTTTTTGTGTTCTCCATCAACTGAATAAACACAATGAAAATATTTATTAGATTTTTTGACAAACCACAAATAAGTTCCACAATCTATAAGTTTATACATTTTTTTCTCCTATAATTTTACTAGACATAACAACTTGATTGTCGCTATTTCTAACCTCAGTAGTATTGTCCAAAAACCATATTTTGAACAAATCTGTTTTTTTACCATTACAATATTCAGTAAATTTTTTTATTCTTTTAAAAGGTTTTTTAATTAACATTTTTCTCTCCATTGTTAGGTGGCTCATGATTGAGCCACCTTAAAATTTTTAATCATATTTTGTTTTCCATATTGATCTGACTCTTGATTTTCTTTTACGATAAATCTAGCATTATAAGACTCATCTACTTCAAGATCAGGATATGATGACGTAAACCAAACATATTGATTATTCTTATCATCAACAAATTTAAGAATTTCAGACCAACCATAAAAAGATTCAAAACCTTTTCTAAAAACTAAAGTAAGTTTTTCAGTATGTTTTCCTAATTCTATAAAATTAGATGATATTTTTTGCCAATATTGTTTAGTTAAAGACTCTCCAATTTCTAAAACTCTTGAAAAATAATCACGATTTTTGTTTTGAAAATCATACCAAGAATTTATTTTAGAAACAAATTTATTTGGATTATGATAAAATTGAACTTTGCCAATAAAAAATTCATTATCTTTTTTTATTTTAGCAAATTTCTTTTCTTCTCTTGCTAATCTATTTTTTTCAAGACGATTATATTCTTCTTCAGTAAAAACTCTTTTAAAATCACTATGATTGAAACCTTGTTTACCACATCTAAAACAATAACCAGCTTCAACCCAAACATAAGGTGTATATCCTGTACCATCACATCTCCAACAATTTTGATAAGAGTATAATTTGTTATTTTTTTTGTGAATTTTTCTTGTCACAGGTGATCCACTTCTAAAAAAATATTCTGTCATTTTTTTCTCCTTGTTCATTTACACCTTTCTATACATTTATTATGTATTTGCAATACATTTATTAACAATTTGTAATTTTTTATTATTTTGCTATAAATAATTACCTAAAACATAAAAGGAATAGGGCAGTTTATCAGGGAAATATTTAGGTGTTCCTTGTTTTTTTTCATTTTTTTCTCCAAATCTTAATGATAACTGCCCTTCTTTTATGCTAAATGTAGTGTATGAAAGAGTCTGACATACAAATTGCAGTAGTAGAATATCTTAAAGAAAAGCAAAAAACCTATAAATTTCGCTATTTTTCTGTACCTAATGAAGGACAGAGAAAAGTTTGGTTTCTTAATAAGCTAGTTCGTATGGGTTTAAAGTCAGGTGTTCCTGATCTAGTGCTGGAATTTCCTGAAGGAAAAATCGTTTATTTAGAAATTAAAACTGAAAAAGGAAGGCTTTCAGATACACAAAAAAAGTGGCTAGAAACATCTGAGCAGTTAAATACCCCCCATTATGTCTTAAAAGGCTCTGTAGAGGCAAATTTAAGCCTTTTAGAAGGTATTTTTGCCCTGTTCCCTAATGCTGCTAGAGTTGTGTAATGCTTTTAACTAATCCAACAGGAATAATATTTCTATCACCAAAAAATCCATCCTCTGAGTAAGAGGCGAAAGTCCATAAATATTTATCGTTTTTTTTGTATATGTAAGCGAAGGTTGTAATTATTGAAGTTTCCATTTTGTCAAAATCATTAAAACTTACAATCGTTGAATCGCCTGTAATATCTTCCCAAATTATTTTATAAAAATTATAAGACTTGTCGCCTATTACTTGATTACTTTTTTTTTCTTTTTTTAGATTTTTTTTTAGGAGGTCTGCCTTTTTTAGAGCCATAAGTCCCCTTGCCCTTCGGCATTAATGTAAAATCCAATTATGAATAGCAATAGTTATTATTACAATAATAATTGCTTGAACCCACCACTTTAAAGAAATAAATGAATCCCACCACTTTTCAATTCTCTCTCTCATTTTGCAACTCCTTTTGTTTTTTCAAAAGTTCGTAATGCTCCCATACCTAGAAGCGACATGACAAGAGGCATAAGAGTTCCCATGTCAAGTTCAGGAACATTTAACACTTCATACTGAAATAAACCACATATAAATAAAATAAATTTTGATAAAACAAATTCCCAAAATATGGATATGGCCGCACTCATGCCTATTAACGGCCTCCAGCTTCTTTGCATAAAACCACTTAATCCTCCAGCAGTTGATTGAGCATCTGCTAAATTAATTGACATTTGTTTTTCTTTTAACTTTGCATCAATCTCTTTCATTTGTAATTTTAGCTTTTCTTTTTCCTCTCCTGAGAAATGAAGATCGTCTATTACATTACCAACTGTTTTAATTGTATCACCACCAAATATTTTACCTAGTACCATTTTACCTCCACGATTTAATCGCCCAATATGCTGGACTTAAATTTTTTTGACCTTTAACTTTTTTTAATACTCCACCCATTCTAGCCATAAAACTTCTTTTTCTTGCTGGAATATTTTTTTTAATTCGCATAGTTTTATCACCAAAATTTACTTTTTTAATGTTACCTGTTGATCTATCTCTTACAAAAACTTTAAATTTTTTAACATCTCCTCGTTGAATTTTATTTAATTTAACTGTTCTGCCTTGATATTTAGCCATTATTTTTTTCCATTAAATGCTCTATGAAAAGCGGCAAACAAACCATAAGGATCATTAACAGGATAACCTAATTCATTTAATTTTTTATTTTTAATTTCTTTTTTCTTTTTTTTAACTATTTTTTTCTTTTTCATAATTTGCCACACTCTCTTAATTGATTAGATATTCTTTGCATTTTTGCTCTTAAATCTTCTTCTCTATATTTTTTTCTATTATCATGTATCTCTTTTATTTCCTCTGGTGTTGTTAATCTTTTTCGCATTGTTCTCATGTCAATTTTTTCATTTTCTCGCTTAATCTCATCACTCGGTTTGGTGTCTGTTTCGCCCATAAACTTGATTCCATTTGTAATCCAGCCTCAATATAATCTTTATTTCGTAATGCTTCAAACATCTTCTTAAATTTGGTGGTTTTTGGCTTTCCAAGTTGAAAACACATATGAATTATAATCTCTTTTGCTTCATCAGGAATATCTAAATCTTTACATAAATCCATTGAATCTTGATAAGAAATTTGAAAGTCATAATCAAAAACCTTTAATAATCTTTTTCGGTCATATTTTACACCTTCTTTAAAATTATCACTTGGTCTAACTAAATGTCCATATCCTATTGTAGCAAAGCCAAGATGATCTTTGTATATAGTATCTCTGTAACCTTCTTCTTTTTGTATTTCGTCTTTTAATTTTTCTATATTCATATCGTTCCCCCATAACTTTCATTTTCATCTAAATCTTTAATATTAACTTTTTCGCCTTCCCAAGAAACAATTTTTTCAGTTCTTTTGTATTCAGCTTCAATACACTTTTCTAAATAAACTGCGGCATCTAATAATTCTTCTTGAGTTTCTTTTAACCATTGTATTTTAGTTTTTTTAGTTTCTTCCATAGTATTACCAAACTTAATCATTCCTTGATTTGCTCGTAAAGCCATTTTATCCATTACTCTTTTAACAAGTTTATCTGGTGTTTTCATACTTCTCCTTTAGTTCTATCATACTGACAAAATTATGACCTTGTATATGTCCATCAGCTAACAATAACTGTGAAATACCATAACTCCATCCATTAGCATTATTTATAGCATAACTTTCAATATGACCAAAGTTCATTGCTGTTCCTACATTCACAATTTTAACATAATTACCTCTACCTAATTTACTTGCTCTCCAAGATCGTTCCCTATGACTATGACCAAAAACTATATCATGTGTAGCAGAATTAGATATTTGACTTGCTTCTGCCATTTTACCGCCAATTTCTCTACCCATTTCATTTAAAGGAACATGAACGAAAGCAACTCCTTTAATAAAGAAAAAATCTCCATATTCAGAAATTCCCCAACCTCTTAATCGCCATAAGTTTTCATATTGTTGTGAAAATGCACCAACAACTTCTTTGTGTTCGTTTTCATATTTATATAATCGTAGTTCATGGTTGCCTAAACAATAATGTTTAAAACATTGATGATCGCCCATACCTTCATGTAATAATATTAATGCTTCTTTTGTTGCTTCTATATCTGCTGAAATAGGTGGTTTTGCTCCACCCTTAACAGTATGGTTTTTGTCAAAAGTATTAACTGAATCAAAAGAACAAAAATCTCCAATGCAAACAACATAATCTGGTTTATATTCATTTATTTGTTTTCCTATCCAATAAAATCTATCTAAATTTTCATCTGGTGAAACATGAGCATCTGGAATTACAAATACTTTTGTTGGCTGTGAGAAGCTAGTTGTTTGTGCGGCTATTCTTACAATCGGTTTTTTATATTCTTCTATAATAACTTGCGGCTTAGTATCTTTGTACCTGTGCCATTCAATAGTCCAATGAGAACTACCTAATGCTAACTTTTCTATTTTATCTATTTTTCTTTGTAGTGTTGTTCGTGGAATATCTAAAACATCTTCAACTATTTTTTTTGCACCTGTAGGATTATTTAAACCACCTTTGCCAACAGGCGGATAACCTTTATCTAAAGCCTCATGTAGCTTTTCTTGGATAAGTTTAAGCTCGTCCCATTCCTTATCTTCCATAGAAGATTATTATACTAATTTTTAAAATTTTGCAAAAAATGGCTATTTTAGTAATTTAACAAAAGTATAAATTCCAGCTAAAATTGTTCCTATAAATAAAGCAACTTTTAATCCGCCCATTCCTTTATTAGATATAGAATTAAGATCACGAATTTGTTTTTGCATAATATTTATATCTTCACGAATATATTTAACATCTGTTTTTAATTCAGCAATAATAACTCTTTCTTTTTCCCAATCAGACATCTTGCATACTTTCTATTTGAAAAATTTCTGGGTATTCTTGTAGTAGAAAATAAACTGTTTTACTAATCTTTTTTGTATAATTTTTATCTATTGCAAAGGTATGTAAGCTATTAATTAATTCATCTAAATTTACTTCTTGTAATAGTGTTTGTTTATTTCTTAGTTCTCTATATTCTTTAAAATCTGTACCTCTATTAAGTAAGGTAATATAATCAGCAACACTTTCACATTTTCTTTCATATTTTTTTATCATTACATTGCTATTTAATGCTTTTATATGAGGTTTTGTTTTGTCAGTTTCTATCATTCCATAAAAATTATTACCTTCTAAAGCAAATCTTGATAAACCCCAATTAGATTCAAGTATAGCTTGTGCAACAGAAACAACTACTATTACTCTTGATTGTGGTGGTATTTTAGAATTAAATTCAATCGTACATTCTGTAATACCATAAACAAATTCATCTTTATTTTTATAAGTAAAGTCCCATTCATAATTAAAAGGACTACACAATAGAACTAAAGTTGCACAAATTGTTTTAATCATGTTTTGCCTTGCCTGTTATATTTTTTCCATGATTTTAATTTATGTTTATTTTTTGGCTTGGAACGAGAAGAATTTCCTATTGATGTTCTTTTAACTACTTTATCAAAAATTGATTTTTGAACTAAAGTTTGTTTTGCCATTATTTCATATTTGATAATGGATTTTCTAAAGCAAGTTTTATTTTTTTATCAATTTTTTCTTCTAATGATTTCATTTCATCTTTTAAATCATTAACAGTTTCTTTTAAATCTTTAGAATTTTCTCTACCATCCTCTTTAACTTGTTGCTCTACATCATTAACAATTTTTTCAATTCGTCTTACATCTTGTCTAAGATCATTCTTTAACTCGTTAGCAACATCAGAAACTAATTGTACTTCCTGAATTATCATACTCATTTCTTGAGTTATCATTTCAGTTTCTTGTTGTAGTAATTCTAATCTTTTATCAAAACCACTTAAATCTGGTGCTGAATAATGCTCTATCTTGTCTTTCATATCAAGATAATCTTTATAAAACTCAAAACCAGCCCATAAACCACCACCAAGAGTAGTTAAGGCAGTAATAATAACAAATATCTTGCCACCTTTAAACTTTATTCCAGCAAATTCCATTTCTGCCATAGCTACTCCGAATCCGTCTGCCATTGTTGCATTATCATATCGTTCATTAATCCATCACTTCCCGCAAATAAAAAATAACTCGCTATATTATTATCAGATATAACTGTATCTGGTAAAGTAACATCTGAAAAAAAATCAACCCTATCATTTAGTGCTTGTTGAGTATCAAAAAAAGTTTTAGTGTTGCCTAATACTTGCATAACCACCAATGTTTTAGTTTGGCTTACATCATCATATCTTTTCTTATCATCAATTTTTTTCATAATCTTTTTAACAGCTTTTTCTTTAGATGATTCTTTCTTCGCTATTTCTTTTGGTTTCTCAACTTCTTCTTTTTTTTCTTGTTCTTTTTCTATTGGTTGTTCTTTTTTTTCTTCAACTACTTCGTTTGTTGATTCAGTTTCTTCCTCTTTTGTTTCTTTTTGTGATTCCAATTCTTGCGGTGCTTCTTCTTTTATATCTTCTGCTACCTCAATGGTTTCTTCAACAACTTCCTCAATCTCTAACTCTAACTCTGCTTCAACTTCTATTTCCATTTCCATAACCTCAACTTCAATTTCAGCAATTTCTATTTCTTGAATTTCTAGTTCAACCTCATTATAAGTAGGTTCATCAATAGTAATTGGTTCTAATTCATATCCTTCATTAGTTTCAACCATATCATTTGATTCAAATACATCTTCAACAAAATCAATAACATCTTCAGGTGCATCTATATTTAAAGCAATAAACATTTCTACTGATGTTATTTCTTGGCTGATAATGGTATTGACAACATTATATAACACGGAGACTGATACATCATCAAACAAGGGAGAAATGCTTAGACTAATATCCCTACCTCCTATTTCTATAATGACAGTAGTTAAACTTCCTGAAAAATCCCAACCACCTTCATAAGATTGATAACCAGAATTTGTTCCACTAGCTGACAAAACATCTGTGCCTGAAAAAACATTTGTATTTCCATTTTTACCTGTAATGTGCATATAAATAGAATCATTTGCATCTTGTTTATCTACCTTAATTGTATAGTTAGTTTCACCACCTTTAGTTATGTTAAGATTTGATATATCTACTGTTTGAATAAAAGTAGTTCCCATATTAGGAACACCCATTATTGATGTAGAATTGCCTGAACCTGTAATTCTAGCACATTTATCAGTTCCTAAATTTCCGCAACCAGAACCACTAGGCATTGAAGCAGAACCTTGACCACCCCAATCAATATCCATATCGCCCTCAAATTTTGAGGTTACATAATTATTATCACCATCTAATAAATCTCCAGAGTCCTCATTAATAATAGTAGTTGTTGTAATGTCAGTTGTTGTAGTTGTTATTATTGTTATTCCATCTGCTTCATGAATAATTTCTTCTGTTATAGATTCTTCAATTATTTCTTCTATCGTTGGAGTACAAAGACCTATGGTGTCAGTTGTGCAATCTACAGCTTTACTAGAAAAGGATAGGGAAACCGATCCACAAAGCCATAGCAGATATAATAAATTTCGCAAATTGGTCATTTTTGACTTCCTTTATTTCTTTTTTAGTTAATTCTTTATTAGCAAATACAACACTTCCTTCTGGAACTAATTCTGGATTTTCTTCCCAACCTTGTTTTGCTTCTGTTCCTATCTTTGAATCATAAGGACAATAAGTTCCAGCAAACCACATAGCATCAAACACTCTATGATCAGTACATAATGTTGAAACAGCCGCAACTTTCATTCCCATAGAATATAAACTACGAGCAAGTTTAATTCTTTCACAGTTTTCATCTGTAATTGTGATACCACTAGCGATACCGAATATTTGAGTTTGCACAGCACCACTTGTAGCAGTTTTGCAAATATCAGAATTATTTACAACAACACTTGGAGCATTAGCTGTTGGTGGAGCTTTGTCCGTTACTACTGTTGAAGAAACAGTATTTGTGTCAGCACCTTTTGCACTTATTACAGCACTTATAACAAGAACAAAAGTTAATACAAAAAAAGTAGTCCTCATTCAAAATCACCATCTATTTCTAATCTTAGAGATTTGATCTTATAAGAGTTTTCTAAAATTTCATTTTTTAATTCAAGCACATTTTGATTAGCTTGAACATCTTCTATGTTTGTTTTTAATAATTCAAAGTCAGAAAATAATTTACCTACTATAAAAACATTACCACAAGCGGCACTTATTAATCCTACAGCTATTAAAATATTTTTTATTGATAATTCTATTTTCATTTATGCTCCACATGAATCGCAACCATCTTCACAGATACAATTATCACAGCCACATTCAGGGCATTTAGGATTTATCTTGCTGTGCATGGAACTCCCTCACTAGATACAAAAGGATTTTCTGCAAATGCCATATAAATATAAGGGTTCTCACTATTAGTATCACCAAATGTATTTCTCATTTTTATACCATTACTTACAAAATCACCTAAAGCATAATTACCTTCACCTGTGTCATGTGGAAATGCTTGATAAAATCCTTGATTAGTAGGGTTTCTTGTACTATCTATCAATCCCCAACCTGATGAATGATCATATCGTTTCCACAGAAAAAATGCAGGTTTAAATCCTGTATAGATAAACACTCCATCTGCTTTATTATTACCTTTAAAAGTACCAAATTTACTGAAGCCTTGTTTTTCTGTCCAAAGATAAGCCATATTGGTTGCACCATCATCATTAAATCCACTATCACCTGCACCTGATGTTCCTAAAGTAAAAACACTTGATGTAGGAGCTGTATCTTGAAAATAAAAAATATAATCGCCTGTTGACTCTGCTACATCAAGTTTTATACCATCTGTTTCTGGTGCTGATGTAAGTTTCTGATGATACATTATCCAATGATAACCAACACTTCTACATTTAAAAAGCATTACATGAGGTACTGCTCCTAATCCATGTGCGACAGTTCCATTTCCACCTGTTCCTGTATAATCTACAATAGAAAATCCTGATGTTGTATTAGCTTGATAACCACCAGCAGGGTTATTTCCACTTTCAGAAAAAGTTGTTCTTGTTCCACCATTAGCTTTCCATTGCCAAGCTACCATATTATTTGTATTACCATTAACTCTACTAGATGTACCCATAGTAAAACCATCACTATTAAAACTTTTTAAATAATTAGAATTAGTGCTTTCTGTATTAGCACTATTACTTCTAATATTTTTTGTTACTCCTCTAGTAGAATCAAACCAAACATGGTCAACTGCTACACTCCTATTTTTTACCCATAAAAGATCAGGTTGTAAATCTGAGTTACCATCATTTGTATAAGCTGTATCGTCAGTAGCATTTCCTGTATAAATTTTAGTTTGAAAATAAACTGATGGATCATCTATTGTTGTATAAGCCATTATCCATACTCCGCTAGGTTTTTGGTACATAGAGCATAGTACCCACTAGGTACTGCATATTCAAAATTTCCATATCCATTTGCATCTGCATTACCACTTGATATTGAAAAAGATGGATTGCCAAAATTAAAATCCATTCGTGTGTTATCATTATTTATATTACTGCCTCCTGCAAAATAATAAAATCCATCATGTGTAGTTGTTGCTTCTGCAATAGAAAATGCTCCTGTGCCTGTTGAGCCACTTGTTGGATCACCAGAATTTTGCCAAGTGCCATTTTTAGAAAAATATAATTTATTATTATCTAAATCCATTGCTATTCCAATCATATCGCCATCTGAATAACTATTTCCATATGAAGAACCAGCAGTACCATTTGATTTAACATTTCCATTATTTGCAGTATATCCATAGTTGTTAACATTAACTGTCAGTTTATCATCATTCCCATCATCTTGTCTTGGTCTTGAAGCTATACCTATTTCACCATAGCTAGGAATATCAACTCCTTTTACTTCACAATACCATTTTCCAGAAGCAACACCTATAGTTGATATAACATAACTTGTTGAAACATCATTTGCAAAATCAACTCTTGTATTTCCCTCAGATAAAGTTGCTGGATTATAATAGTTTGCCAATGCATTTATTGTAGCAAAATTATTTGTTGGTGTATCTGTTGTAACATCTGTTGCGGCTAAATTAGTTGAAGCCATATGATTATTTTGACCACTTGTATCTGCACCTATACCACTTGCATCTGTGCCTGTGCCTGTTTGTTTAAATTCTAAAAAAGTATCATTAGTAGAACCAAAACCACCTGTATATTTTTTTGGAATCCAAACTCCATTATCATTTGTTTCACCAAAGTCACTTGGACTTAATGCTTGATTGCCTATATAATACCAATCTGCAACATAGAACTCACCTCCACTACTATACCCCTGTATAGTATGTGCAACATTATTACCTATAATAGATTCTTCATCTTGGTCTGGATATGTTTCGGTAGAAAAACTTGTTTCTTGCACTCCATTAACATAAATTTTAACTCTGTTACTTGCTGTGCCTTGAGCTGAATCATAAACTAAAACTACATGATACCAAGCATTTGGATCACGGAATAATCTATTAGTTTGTAAATATGATTGATCAGCAGAAGAAGCAAAAAATCTAAATCTTATTGTATGTGTATCATCAAATCTTATATAGGTGCTATCACTACTTCCAGCAAATAGCATATGGTTTTCACCATCTAGTATACATAGTTTAACCCAACAAGATATAGTATGCTTTTTTCTTTCTGCCGTAACTGCTGTAAATGTTCTAGATAGTTTACGACCAGAACCTACTCTAAGTGAATTATCTATTTCATAATCACTATCTGATAATGTATTTGCTGGAATAATTAAAGGCATTGGTTATTCCTTCACAGGAAATTCGCCTAGTGGTCTTGATCTTACTCCATCTGTTTCTGTATAAGTAAATAAAGCAGCAAGAGCATCAACATTACTAGCATTATCTATTTGTGTTTGCATAGAATTACATTTTGTTCTAACACTAGCCCTCCATGTTTTCCAACCACTATCCATTGTTCCCCCTGTTTCTTGTGCTTTTATTACTCTCCAATCACTCGGTGCAAGTAAACTAGCACATTGATTGTTTATATTTCTTTTTTTAATTGTTTTTAAACCTTCTGTAGCAACATCTCCTACATCCTCACCATCTCTAATTAGACCATCAGTTTTATCTTGTTCTGTCCATAGAGTATCTGCTATTTTTTTAGCTGTTGCTGTTCCATAAGTTGCAGTAACTTTATCGCCTGATGTTTTATAAGATATAGTTACATTTGTGTTTGTATACCATTCTTCATCTTTTCTTTTTGAATTATCATATTCTACTTCATATAAACCAATGGCTTTTTTTTCCTCTAATGACCATAAAGAATAAATTTTAGTTGAATAACGAACATCATTTCTAATTAATTTTTTTGGGTGGTTAAAAGTTTCAATTACTTTTTTATCTTCTACTATCGCATACATATTTTAACTCTCACTTAAATTCATTGTTCTACCTACTTCTTGCCAAATAGCACCATTGTATCTGAATACATGAATATCAGTTTTACCATTTGTTGCAGTTTCAGTTGGTTCGGTTGAAGCCGCAAATTCAAAAATAGTGTTCCACCCAATAGTGTGAGAGCCATCAAAATTTATTTCTAAACAAATAAAAGCACCTTCAACAGCATTAGTCGGAGCAGAAAAAGTCGTATTTTCTGTTGTTAAATGATAAGCATTTGGTTTAGCTTGTGTATCCCAAGCAACAGCATTTGATGAAGATGTTAATGCTTGTTGAGGAATATAAGCTAAATCATTAAATTTAATTTTTCCTGTACCATTAGTAGTAATATCAATATCGCCATTAGCACCATCAGTTATAGTTATATTTCCAGAATTAGTTCCTTTATTAGTATCTAAAACTAAATCATAAGTACCACTTGTTGTTAAAGTAGCCGCCGCACCACCTGATCCAATAATTGTTTCACCTGAGCCTTTTGGTTTAATATGTAAATCAACATTCGTTTCACCACTTGCTCCTAATATTGGTGCATTACCTGTCGCACCATTCGTTATTTCTAATTCATTAACTGCTGAAGCAGTTGTTTGAAATATAATTTGTTCATTATTGTTTTCATCAGAAATAAAATGAGCATCATCAATTATAATATTATGTGAATTAGTATCTAAATTGCCACCAAGTTGAGGACTTGTGTCATTAACAATATCAAAAGTGACTGAGCTATCTGTCCAATCTACAGTATTTGCTGTTGAGTTAATTGTGCCTAAAGCAATATGATCTGAGCCATCATATAATTTTAAAATCCAACCTGTAGCACCAGCAGATGTATCAATCCATAAACTACCTTGTGCTAAACTTGCTGGAGCAGAACTCCCTATATGAGTAGTGTTTATTGCACCTAAAATATTGTTTAATTCTGTACGAAAGGCTGAGAAACCTTGATTCGCTATACTTACATCTGAAACTTGACTCATAATACCTCTATATCATTATTAACTAGATGATTTCAACCCATAACCTTGAGCAACATAATCAAATGTGCGATTAATACCACTCCCTGATGAATTTGTAAATGCAATAGAAAAACCTGTCGCACTTTTGGAACTAATTGTGTAAGTGTCGCCTGTTGCCATATTTTGAGCAGATATACCTACTGCTGGACTAGCATAAAAAGAATTAGTATAAGTTATAGCTTTTGTACCTGTTGTACTTGCCACATCATTATCACTTTCAATTCTTTTTTCCATATCAACACTAACACTAATACCGCTTACAAATCCTCTTACCTTATTGTTTTTGTTTGCCATTCTCAATCTAAATTTAAAATATCTTCCTTTATAAGTTGTTGAAGCATTTAAAGCAAAAAAATTTGTAGCATCTCCAAGACTAGATGTAGAACTAGCAACTTGCAAACTTTGTATAGCATTGGTTGGATCATTACCATCAAAAGGTGCTGGTGCATCATCAAAATTTGAAAAGCCTCGTCCTGAGTCAAATAAATCGTATGGATCTTCAATTTGATCAATGGTTAAATTTTTTGTAAATGAAACATCAAAAATACCACTTAATGATAATGAAGAATTTAAAGTGTAAAAACCTTCATTGTCAATATTAGCTGTATAATAATTAGGATTAGATGTTACATCAGTTCCGCCTAAATCAAAATCTCCGCTAGGACTATCAAAGTTTCCAACTGTGTCATCAAAGTCTGTTATAGTATCAAGAACAATAGAATTAGTTCCAGAAGAATCTGTTAAAGCAACATCACCATCATAAGTACCTAAAGTTAAATCTTCTGTTAATGTAGAAATATTTTTGTAAGATTGTAAACTAGAAATATTAGAATAAATAATTGTTTCGTTATTTGATTCGTTTCCTAGCTTATCTACTGCTTTAATTAAAAAAGCACCTGTTTTAGCATTAGTAGTTTTTGTTGTTCCACTTGTTCTAGGAACTTGAAGCCAATTATTAGATTTATTCCATTGTGCCGAACTTGTTACATTTTGATAACGAATTTCATAATATGATACATCTAAATCACTTACTGCATCCCAATTTAATTGCATTTGATTAGAGCCTTGCATATTAACTGAAAAATTTTCTACATCATTTGGTGGCTCAGTTGCACCAACTATTAATCTGTTAGCAGAGGTATAAGAAGAACTAACCCCTAAAGCATTAATAGCTTTAACTCTTACATTATAAGTTTTATCATCTATAACATTAAGCATTTCATAATTAAGCTGTGAACCTTTTGCTATAATTTTATAATCTGTTTCTGTGCTTAATTTTGCTTCTACTTGATAATATTGAACAAATTTATCTGTTGAAGCACCAACAACTATATTTAATCTAGTTATTGCAGTACCTTCATTATATAAAATTAATTCATCAGTAAGAGTTACACTTGCTGGTGCAGAAACAGAAAAAGGATTAGGTAAAGTTGTATCAGGTATAGTTGCAACTGCTGTTTGTGTTCCAAAAGTATAATAGGAATCTTGGTGTTCTGTTAATTGTAAAGAAACTGTACTATCAGGATTTAAAGTTACAGATAAAACACGAAATGGTTTTGCACTAAAACTTGGTGTTGCATGAGTAACATTAACTATATCTCCAACAGCTAATTCCATAGCATTTGCATCTGCTGTTAAACTAACATCTAAACTAGACCTTGATCTTCTTAAAATAATTTCAGCCATTTCTTGTGCTTGATATGGACTTGTTATACTTGGAAAATCAAATCTACCCTCTAATAAAATTCCACCATCAGCAGTTTTCATTGTTGAGTGTTGATCAGCACTTGCTTGAGCAGAGTCATCTACAGGTGGAAACTGTGCTTCATCTACTTGATAATTTTTATTTGGATTAATAAAAGTAACAATAACTCTATTATATCTTTCATTTTTATTTTTAGAAGATACACCTATTCCACCAATAATATTATCTTCTGTTAAAGTTATAGAAGCACTACCAGATGTTTCTACTAAAACTTTATATTCTCCAGCAGTATAATTTAGATAACCTCTACATCCTGTTAAAAAATCTTTTACATTTTCAATACATTTTTTAGATGTATCAACAACAGCATGACTATCTATTAAATCAATTTGATCTGCTCCAGAATAAGGTGTTATATTTGCATCACAAACATCACCAGCAGTTTGCCAATCAGCAAAATTAGAATCAAAATAACCATTAGCAATACCCATACCATAACGAGTATTTCGTAAATAATCTAATAATTGATAAACAGGATTATCAGAATATTCCCATGTTGAACTTGTATCTGCTCTATGAGAACCAGAACCACCTGTTAATGTTCCATCTAAATTTGGATTATAAATTTTTTTACCTTTAACAACTGCATGAACACTTGGAATCCCACCAAAAGCATCTTGATTCCATTTAAACTTTAAAGCAAGATAAGCTACTCCTCTTAATCTGTGATTACTTGTCCAAGATGTTAAACTACCAACCAATGTGTCATAAGTTTGACTATCAGAACCATAATGAGGTTTTACAGAAATTAAACTTTCACTACCTTTATAATAATTTGAATCACTACTATTTACTGTTCTTTCTGTGTTGTCGGCTAAATCACCTGACCATGTAACTAAATTTTCGTTAATATAAATTTGTGAAATATCGTCTATTTCGCCCTCACATAAAGTAAATATCATATATAAATATTCATTATCTGTTCCAGATGTTTCTAAAAAAGAAATTATTCCACCTACTTTTCTTGTTCCATACACAATAGGTATTTGACCATTAGCAGATGTTTTATTTACTAAAATTCCTTTTGCAATATTTTCAGCAGTTGTATCAAAATTAAATTCTGGTTCATCAGGTTTTCTCAACCAAGTAAGAGCAGTTGAAACAATAGAAATAAATGAAAGTATAGGTGATAAAAAAGGAACAAATTTTGCAACAGCAGAACCCAAAGCACTTCCAAGAAATGCTTTTTTTATTCCACTAAAAACACTATCAAACATTATTTTCTACCCCATCTTAAATCTAAAACTGTTAATGCACTAAATTCAAAACCTTTATCACTTGCAAAATGTCTTTGCTGTGAAACATCTGAACTTCTACGACCAGATACTTTTTCAAAATTACCCCAATGCGAGGTTATCTCTAATCCTATTCCAGCAGTATTTGTATCATCTTCTATTGAATATTGATTTATAAAACCTTCGTATAATAAAAAAGGATCACCAATTAAAGCATTAGAACTATTTAAAAAACCTCTATAAATTTGAACAGTATCATTAATAATATTTTCATTTAATGCTATTGAAATATATGTTTGGTCAACACCTGATAGAGATAAATTTAAAGAATTTTTTATTGGCTCTGAACTTTCTTGAACATTACTAATTCCTAAAATATGACCAGAAGATGTATAAGTTCTTGAACTACCAGATATACTAGAGGTTAAATCATAACCACAATCGGTTAAATATAAAGGTGTAGCAAAATTAAGATGTATTAAATGAACAGGTTGTATATTTCCTGTTGCTAATTCTGTTTTAACATCAGATGATAAACCCCTTGCCATTATATTGCCTCAATAACATCAAACTCATAACTAAATAAAAGATTACCAGAACTATCTATTGCTCCTGTATTAAATTCTTGAACATCAGATGTCATATGAACAGTAAAAGGAATAGAATCATAAGTAACAGCACCATTATTAGCTAAAGCAGTTGTTAATGGTGGCTCTATTGTGACAGTACAAGCATTACTTGAACTCGTTGCATCAGCAACAACCATATAAACTTTACTATGCGAATTAAACTTTATAAAATCACCAGCTTTTAATCTTCCAGCACCATCACCAGCAAAACCATCAATAGCAATAGTTGTGTCAGCAACAGCATGAACTCCATCAACTAAAAGTGAACCTGTTTCATTACCTAAAGCATTAAGATAACTTGGAAAGGTAACTGTGAAATTTTCTTTTTGTGATCTTTGTTTAATCATAAAAGCCATAGTTGGTGCAAAGTCGGCTCTTGTCATAGATGGATATTTAATTGTAAAAGACCATCTTTGACCTTGAACTTGTCGTCTAAATGTTTTGCCACTATCGGTTTCACTTACTAAAGTTCTTTGATTGCTTTTAATATTAATAGCTGTAAAATCTGTATTAGGTAATGCTCCACTCATACTATTGCCTGTCTGCCTGTTTCATTTACAGCACTATTAATCATATTTACTATTGTTCCTCTACTGTTATTTAATAATTGATTAAAACCACTAGCATCAACAGTTGTAATATTAAAATTAACATTTACAGGTTGACCTAGTTCATGATTAGGAACAATTTTACCACTTTGATTTGGCACAAATAATTCTTTTCCAGCCTCACCAACCATATAAGGTTGACCAGCTTTAACCATACCGCCTTGTTGTCTATAAGATGTAGCTTGTATTTGGGCAACCATAGCCATACCTTTTGCTAGTGCTGTTCCAGCTAAAATAAAATTTAATGGTGGCGGATAACCACTATTCATTGCTTTTGATGCTGAACCTACAGCATTAATTACCGCTTCTGCAATTTGTAGTCTTTTAAATGCTTCAAAAGCAGTACGATTTAAACCACTTAATGCTCTTAAAGTATCTTTTGTATTTTCAAATATTTGATCTGATGCTTCTTTTTTTAATGCAATCTTTTTTTCTTCATTAATTTTAGTTAATTCTTGCTCTGCTCTATGTCTTTTTGACATTGCTTCTGTGTAACTTTTCCAATATTCATCTTCGTTATTTTTTCTTAATCTATTCATTGTGTGTGCAAAAAGTTTATAATTTGCAATAGATGTTTCAAATGCCTGTTTTTCTTTTTGGCTTTGATCAAAAGGATTATCAAATAATGAAGAATCTTCTTGCATCATTTTTAATTGTTTTTCTTTGTCTAAAAATTCTTCAAGAGCTTCATTTCTTGCAGCTAAAGCATCAGTATTAGCATTTACTAATTTTAAAGAATCTCGCATTTGTTGAATATGAAATCCATTTTCAATATTTAACTCTTTTGTTTTTTCAGCAATAAGAGCAATTAATATTGCTTGATTTTGATATGCTCTTGCAAGATCATCTAAACCAGACGCACCCTCTTTTTTATATTTTTTTATGTTTTCTGTAATTAGGTCTAATTCATCATTTAATTCTTTTATTGATTTGTTATCAAATTCAGTTGAAAGTTCTCCTTTAAATTCTTTAAATTTAGCAATTAAAAAACCCATTGCAGAAGCAAAAACCATGACACTTCCAAAGATTATATTTTTCTTTGTAGCAAAATTAAATGCTTTCATACCAGCAGTTAAACCAGCTAAAGCAGTAGCTGCACCATAAAAGAAACCAGCAACTTTTAAAGCTATTAAAGTTCCCAATGCACCAGCAAATAAATCAACATTTTCTTTTACAAATATAATTGCATCAGCAAGATTTTTAACTGCAATAGCTAAACCTTTACCAATTTTTATAGCCATTTTATCTAATGCATCAGATTGATTTGCTAAAAAATTATCTAAATCTTTAAATTGTTTTTTAAGTTCTGGAAAAAAACCAGCTTCTAATATTGTTCTTTTAAAATTAAAAATCTTATCGCCAATCATTGAGAGAGTTCCCTCAAATGTTTGTGCTAATTGATCTGTTGCTCCATCAAATTTACCACCAGAACCAAATACTCTTTCAAATGCTTCAACTGTTTCTTCTACTGATACTTTAGCACCAGCTTTAAAGCCAAGCATTGCTTTAACACCTCTATCTCTAAATAAATCAGCCGCACTAATACCAGCAGATAATGACCTTTGTATTTGTTCAGCAGTAGTTTTAAAATCAAGTCCTGTAACAGCCGCCACATTACCTGTAATTTTCATTATATTAGCTAATTCTTTTGAATCCTTACTAACAACAGCTAATACACCAGCACCTCGTTGAATTTCTGCTAAAGAAAAAGGAACTTTACCAGCAAATTTTGCCATTTCATCAAATGCTTTTGCTCCTTCTTCTGCTGTACCAAATAAGAATTTTAAACGAACTTGTAATCCTTCTATTTCTTTTCCTGTATTAACGATTGAACGAATTGCTAGACCAGCACCTAAACCGATAAAGGCATTACGAAGATTAAAGACTGATTTTTTTACACTATCAAGATTGCCACGAACACCCTTTAGAGCCTGTTTGGATTTATCCTTTGCAACTATGTCAATATTTACTTTTTTTGTAGCCATTATCTTCTTTTCATTTGAGCAATTCTGTTTTGCTTCTCTTGTTCTTCTTTTTTAAGTTCAAAATAAGCCATCCACATATTAAACTCTTGAACAGGCATTTGCAAGATTTCACTTGCGGTCTTATGTAAAGTTTCGGCTAGAGCAAAGATAGAATATATCTCAGCATTATTTTTTATTTTTTTTTAAGTGTTTGGAAATCATCTGAAGCCATAATAGCAGAAGCAACTTTTGCAATAACATCTGTATCGGCTTTTAATTTGAAAGGCATTTTATGTTCTAATGTGAACATTTTATCGCCATCTTTAGTTAAGGATTTAGTTATAATAACATCAATAAGAACATTGAGATCGCTGTCGTTAGCACCTTTGAATATTTTTGCCTTTTCAGACATATTAAATGGCTTACTATAAATAGCTTTGTCGCCTGTTAATCCCCATTCAGGAACTTCTATAATTTTTGTTTCAAGAGATTCAAAATGTCCTTTGACTCCCTCAAAAAAGTCTATTTTTTCAGCCATTCAATTATACTGTACTTCTAGTTAATACTCCTGTGCCTTGTGCTGTAAAAGATGATTTAATTGTATCATCTAATGTTACAGAATGAGATTCTCCTGTCACTAAAGCTGTTCCAGACCAATAGTAGTCGCCTGAATCTGCACCCTCTGGGTAAAGATTTAACACAACTGAACTACCAACTGTTAATGCTTGTTGTCCACTTGAATCTGTTTCGTCAAAATGTGCTTCAACACTTGCAGACCAACTTGTTCTACCAGCTAAATATTGTCTAGCTGTTGATCCTAAATTTGAGTTCTCAATTACATCTCCTGTAGTGTCAAGTGAAAATCCTGAAACACTACCGACAGCATTTGAGCCTAGTTTAACTGTACCACTTTGTCCTGTATGGTTAGCCATATCTTACTCCTCTGTTTTTGGTTTAGGTTTAGTTTCTGGTTTCGGTTGAGGCTTTGTGCCTTTCACTTTCCACCCATGCTTAACAAGATTTTCAACTTCATAAGAAAAAACTTCTCTTTCAGTTCCATTATTTGGCGATACTAAAATAACTCTGTTTGTTCCCATAATTTACTTTCTTGTTTCATCTTAACTAACCTTTTTTACAAAATTAGTCAAAATATATTTTATCAATTATGCTGTGCCTCTAACAAATTGATATAAAACTCTTACCACAATTCTAATACCACCATAAGGAAAAATTTCTCCTTCATCTGTGCTAACTTCAACAATTTCAGTATTTAAAGCATTGCCATTTCTGGTTATATCATTATCAAGTGTTTCTTCTACAACCTCAATTAATTGGTTTCTTAATGTGTCAATATTGCTTGTTGTTCCTTTAACAAACCCTACAACAACAAAATCTATTGTTCCTTGCCTTTTTCCTGTTCCAACTGCTCCCATTGTACTAGGCTCTCTAGTTTCATCACCACTTTGCACATAACAGGCTGGGAACTGAGCATTTGATAATTCTTCAGGATCAAATGGCTCTCTCGTTATCTTTTTTAATTCAATAGGACTAGAAACAGCATCTAGTTTTGTAATTATATCACCAGCAATATCTTCTCTTTCACTCATAATTTAATATTCCTTAAAAACATATCTCTTATCTTATCTTCATCCCTTCGTCCAATAGCAAAAAAAGGTCGTCTAGGCATTTGTCCTACACCTTCATCATGAACATAAGCCTTAATTTGCTCTGATTTTCTTCTAAAAAATAATGTAGATGTTGTTCTTCTTACCTTCCATGTTAAAGAATTGAACATATGACCATGAAAAGTTAAGTCAACAAATTTATTTTTTTTCTTTTTAAATTGTTCTGATCTTTTATATGCTTCAGAATATTGTTTAAAAGTCCCACCATCTGGTGTTTGTCCTTTTTGTGTTTTGGTTTGAATTTGATCTACTGCATATGCAGATACTTTATTTAATGCTTTAGTAATATCTCTTGGTATTGTTTTTTGTAGTTTCTTTATATAATTAGAAACATCTATTGTATTGGCTTTAATCTTAACATCTGCAACCATTATCTAACAAGTCGTAAAGTATGTATAGCTTCTTTCTCACTATTAGAAACAGAGCCACCACCATCTTCATCATACTCAACACCATCTTTTAAAACAGATTGAAACTCCTCGTTAAATCTATCTCTATAAAAATCTATTTGCACTTGAAAAGAGTCTTTTCCATCTCCTGAATCTCCATCTTTCCATTTAGTTAGCTGAGGAAAAATGTACTCTGCTAATGCTCTATATACTACTGATCTTTTCCATTGTGCATCAGTTAGTTTGGTGTCTGTCATTTCAACAGATGTAACTTTTGTAATGTCTTTAAATCTTACTGTATGTCTGTATCTTTCCCACCATTCGGCTCTTATTTTTCTTAGTACATCATCTTCTGCATATTGTAGTTGAGTACCAAAGTCAGTAATCCCATAACCTAATATATCAGGTTGTATGCCCTGAACATCACTATTAGCTACTCCGAATTGTGTAGTAGCCATTATTTTTTACCTTTTTTCTTTTTAGGTTTATCTTCTACTAAACTCCAACCTCTAAATTCCCAAACTTTTTGATTTTTTTCCCAATCAACTTTTTTTCTTTTGATAATTCTTTTACCATTAGTTAATTCAATTTTATCGTCCATAATTTTACTCATTGTTACTTTGTTATCTATTACCATAAAATCCTCTTTTGTAAGAGGGAGATTAACTCCCTCTAGTTAATTAATTGTTTACAGTAATGATGAATCCATCATTAACTCAACACCATAAGTATCGTTTAATTCAGCAACTCCATAAACTGCTGTAGCAACAATCTCATCTGCTCTTAGAGAAGCATCTCTTTGAGTTTCAATTTTTAAGTCTTGCATCATAGCAAGTCCTAAAGCATCTCTGTGGAATATTGCACCTTTATAATCACCTGTTGTACCTGTGTTAGAAATGTTTGCAGATTCATAAACAGGAACACCAGCTACTGTACCTACAAATCCTGATCTCATTGCTTCATTACCAATATCTGTAGTTGCACCTGATCCAGCACCAAAAGTATTAGATACTCCTGATTTCATATCATAAGCTATGTATGGATGTACCACACAAGCTAAATCTGATGATGGTACTGCTAAATTTCTTAATTCAGCTACTGCTTCAAACATCTTTGCCGCAGAAAAAGCAACATCTGCTCCACCTACGATTTTACTAAATGAATCAAATAAAGCGATTAAATCTACATCAATTTTTTTAGCGATTGCTTCACCAAATAATCTACCAATATCACTCGCAACATTTCTTGATGCACTATTTCTAGCCAGATCAGTTAATGTTGTCATAATTCCAATTTCAGAAGCAGTAATTGTTACTGAACTTGGGTTTACTGCAGTATTAGATAAATCAGCTGCCTCTGATACTGCTGCTGCACTTACAGCTGCATAAATAGGTACTTCTACCGATTTTCCGCCACCTGCAATAGTATAATTTTTGACTAATCCTCGCATAAGTGATTTCTCATTTGCTACGAACATTGCCTCTGCTATGATCTCTGTATATAGTTCCGAGATCGTTGAACTTGTTGTTTCATCAGCCATTGCTAATCTCCTTTAATATTTAAGTTAAATTTATGACTGTGGGTTTACTATCCCTCTCCTTTTTATATTCAGCATATCGCTTCCTATCTTCAGGTTTTGTCATATCTAAATCCGCAATATTAAAAGGTTTTGCGTCAACCTTTCCCACATTACTCACACTTCCACTCCCTGAAGGAGTTGCTGCTTGGAAATGAGGATTCTGTGTCAAAAACTCTTGAACATAATCATCTACTGATAAAAGTTCACCTTTAGTATTATAACGAGGTTGTTTGTTTTCTGCAAGAACTTCTACTTTACCTTCGTCATTTAATTTTACATTTGATTTTAGCAACTGAACAACTTGATCTGGAACATTTGACCTATGCTTACTTGCACTAGACAATAAACTATCATTAATTTTTATTTGTTCTAATTGTGTTTTTAAATTTGCTATCTCAGCATTAGATTTATCAGCTTGTTGTTTAATAATTTCATCAAACTCGCCTCGCTGTTTCTTAATCTCTAATTCTTTTTCTTGTTTTTCTTGCAAGGCAGATTTAGCAACATTAATATCTTCTGTTCCTAACTCTTTGTAAATTTTTCTTCGTTCCCTTGCTAGTCGTTCTTTAACAATATCGTCAACCTGTGATTTGTTAAAAGAATCTTCTTTATTTTCTTCTACTTTTACTTCTTCCTGTTGGATTTCAGTTGTTGCAGTTTCAACTGTATCCGTTTTTTGCTCGTCAGCCATAATTACTCCTTTATGTTTTTATTAAATATACAATAATTACTATTCTTCTTCAATACCTTGTATTGAATCATATAATTGGTCAAACATTTCTAATTCATTTTCTGGTATTTCTTTTCTTATTCTATCTAATTGTTTAATTATATCTCTTGGTATAGGCACTTGATTTAATAATAATTGTGCTTCATCAAAACCTTTGTGTAAATCAATAGCCATTATATATCTCCTTTCTTTTTATTTTTAATTGCTTTTTCTACAAGATTATCCATATATTCTACTAATTTTGGATTGTATAATTGCAATGCTTTTCTATTTGTTGACCATACAGCAAATAATTCAGCATGATATTCAGCCGCATTTTTACTTCCATATCTTGTTAAAATAATATTTTTTCTTCCAGCAAAATTAAAAACATCCATTAATGTATTTACTCCTCTATCTGTTGCACTCCAATAATGCACTTGATGTCCTACTTCATGCAAGTATGTAATGATATCTGATTCTGCCTTATTAATAAATGTATTTAATTCTTTTCTTCCTAGTGGTGCTGAAAATGACCAATCAGCAGTTTTTCTTTCAAAAGCTAATTTAGCATTGTATTTTCCTTTTCCTAAATCTGTTCTTGCTAATATTGTTGCAATATGAGTCTGAATTTTTTTTGGACGAGCAGTAGCAAAATCAATATTACCATCTATTACTGTGGCAACATAATTTTTAGTTGATTGTGTATATCCGTAAGCTGATCTAGGTGGTTTAATAGAATATTCTGTTAAACCTTCTTTGTGAGATTTTTTATATTTTTCATAAATTTTTGTATCGTGATTTTTTCTAAATGGTTTCATTTTCATTTCTCTTGAAAGAAATAAAGAAACAATATTTTTTGAATTAAGAAATTGATTTAATAAATCTATTGATTTTTCCTGACCTGATAAATTTTCTAAAACATTGTTAATACTTGATTCATTATAATTTCCTGTTGCATAATTTCTTGTAGGATTAATTGCAGTAATTTTAGATTTAGGTTTTTTCTTAGGTTTTTCTTCTTCTTTCTTTTCTTCTTTTTCTAACCAATCTGGATCAACAGGATTCCAAGTATGTCGGCAACGATAACCACCTCTAACAACAAATGGATCACCACTTGATTTGCCTGTCCAACTACCAGACCAAATACTTCTAATTTCTTCTTCAGAATATACTTGTCCTATATGTCTTTGACAAAAATCTCTTGTTGTTGTTATGGCTGTACCAGCATATCTAAAATGTGTTAGTCCAGCAGAACTAGCTTTAGCCTTAACAAATTGAGCATCAAATTGCATGATAGAATCATGTGCTAATTGTCCAGCATGACTTGACATTGGTCGTCCAGCCGCATCAACTGCTCCTGTTAATTTGCCTGATATATCTCTTACCATATCATCAAAAGACCTACCGCCAATAACATTCTGATAAACATTAGTATTAATTTCAGTTAAATAAGTATTAGCTACTTCTTCAAAACCCTGAAATGTTTGTGTTTTTAATGCACTAATTGTATCTAAATCAACCTTTGTTAAGTTCTTAAATTTATCTGGTATGTTTAATTTGCCAAATTCTTTCATAAACTCACCTACTAATTGATCGTATTCCCTAATAAGAGAGTCAGATTCGGCTAGGAAGATGTTTTGGAATTGTTTTTTAAAGTCGTTTCGTAGTTGAATAGTGATTGCTGTTTTTTGTCGTAATAGTTCAGGACTAAATGGCTGGGTAGATAAAAGTTTTTTATGCTCTGCAATATCGGATATTATTTGTGCTTCTAAATCTTCTAATGTTTTCTTAATCTGTGTTTCATGATTAAGAGTTAATTTGTCTAATATAGATTGTCTTGACATTCATTTTATTCTTCGGCTGTTTCAACACCTTCAATAGCTGGTGTAGAGAATTGTCCAATAGCCACAGTAGAATTATCAATTTCATCATTAATGGTACTAATAGTTTCATCTTCTTCTACAACTGACCTTGCAATTTGTTTATCAACCTCTTTCATAAATGTTTCTGATTTAATTCCACTTGCTTTTGCTGTTTGTAAAAATTGTAAGTCAGCCGCATAATCTCTTAAATCAAAAGTATCTGGGTAATCAATTTCACCATCAAATACTTTATTTTGCCACTTAGCAAATAAAGACCATATTCTTTCCTCTGTATTTTCTAATAAATCAGCTTTTTCAGATAGCCTAGCATTTAATAATTGGAACTCTGTTTGTAAAGCTATGCCACTATTAACTGTTTTTTCTGTTCCTCTTACACTTCCCATATGTGTTATTCTGTTAATTGCATCTACTTTCATTTGAATTGTTTTCATTATGCTTTCTAATGATTGAGAAGAAGGTTGTATAATATAAGGCTTTAAGTTTGCATCCATATCTTCAGGCATTTCAATAATGCTACCAGCACCAGCACTCGCTTGAACATTAGGTGTTTTAACTAAATTAGGATGGTTAGATAATCTTATTAGTTGTTCTATCTCAGAATAATCATTGTAAATAGACTGTTGTAATTCTGCAACATCTGACAAATCAGATATACCAATAGCTTTTCTTTGTGATTTTTGATTGTATAAAATAACTGCTGGTATTTCTCCTAAAGCATTTGGTTGTTCATCTAATAATTTTGGTTTAGCTGTACTGTGGTCGGTCATGTAATCGTCAACATGATAAGTACAAATATCTTCAAGACTCCAAACTTTTAATATGGCTCTCTCTGGATTAATGTCCTCTATAATAATTAATGATGTTAAATAATATTTGCCATTAGCTAATCTTTCATATGTCCAATTAGTTACATTCTCTGGTGAATAGATAGACATATAAGGTCGTATGTCTTGTTGTAATTCTTCGGCTCTTGTTTTGGTAATAATGTTTGGCTTATCTATAATTCCCCAACAATGACCATAAATAGAAGCCTGAGTTTGCATTTCTTTAATTACATTTGCAAAAGACCTACCATCTAAATCACTATCTTTGAGAAATGACTCTAATTGTGGATCGCCACTCATAGAGCCATAATCTCTCGTAGGAGGAACACGAAATAAAAAACTTGAATAAATTTGTACTACATTTCGGCAATGATTATCTAAAGGTGTAAAGTCTAATCTTTTTAAATATTCTTCATCTGTTTCTAGTATGTATCTGTTTAAAAAATTACCAAGAGAAAAATCATCTCCACCAAGATAAGAACGATAATGGAAATTCCAATTATGCAAACTATCCTTATAGTCCTGATGTTTTGATATTAAATATTCCCTGTTGTAATCTGCCATTAACTCCACCTAGTAGGTTTGCTTGGTTTAAACTCTCTACGCAAAGGAAACATATACTCAACCATATAACCTAAAGCATCATTCATGTGATCATGACCGCTATCTTTATCTGGTACATGAGTTCCCTCTTTGTATACTTGTCTTTCTAAACTTTTAATTACATTTTTACAAGATTTTATAACAAAAAGACTTGACACTCCATTCGTATTTTTCAATTTAGAATTTACTGCATTAATTCTATCTCTAACTAAAGGATGTGTTGATCTTGCTCTCACTTCAAACCCAGCATTTCTTAACAAAGCTAAATCAGTAAAACCACCAGCAGATGTTTTTCTTTGTCTTGCGGCTGGATCAGGATAAATAACTATATTAAACTTATTGTATCGTCTTTTAATTTCTTCAATCATTTCACTTGTATTAGAACTCCATATTTGTATTTCATCAAAAATTATTAAGTCATTATCCCTTTTCTGAGCTAAAACACATACCATAGGATCAATATTGAAGTCCATACCAATATGAATTGTAGCATTAACGACTTCATGATTATCTATAATATGTAAATTTCTATCAAAATTATAATAAATAACTCCTGAATAATTTACAAATGTTGCTAAATATTCTTGTTGGAAAGTTCTTTCGTCTAGGTCGTCTTTAGCCTGTTCTATTTCTTCTTGTGTGACTTGACCACCTTCTAATGTTGTAAATTTAAAGCCTTGCCATTCTTTGTTTTGTTTAGTGTATAAATCGTAAGCCCAATTATAGCCTTTAGGTGTTCCTGTAAATAAAGCATGACCTTCTTTTCCTTTATCAGATAAAGTTGGTCGTATAACTTCAAACCAAGCCTGAGGTTTAATGTCCTGAAATTCGTCTATACAGATAAAGTTTAAACCAACTCCTCTAAGAGATTGCTCGTTATCAGCACCTTTAAGCTGGATAATAGAATTGTTTTTGAGAATAATAGATAAATCTGCTTCATTAATTTTCTTAACCCACCTGTGATTAATCATTTGTTCTTTGAGCATAGTCCAGCAGATATTCTTACTTTGACGATAGCTTGGTGATATGTACCAAACTTTTTGATTAGGAAATCTAGCAAATTTAGCTAATTCTTGGATAGCAACAAATGTTTTACCAAATCTTCTACCAGCAAATAGTATTCTAAATCGTTTATTACAGAGTATTACTTGTCTTTGAGGATCAGATAATGGCACTATTCAATAGACCAAGCTAAAGGCTCATTATCTTCTGTTATTGGTGTTTCGGATTGCCCTAGCATTTGTTTGCCTAACCATATCTGCATGACCACATTACCCTTTTCTGCTGAGTTCCATTGCAGTTGTCTAAGCCTTAACTTTTGTTCTGATCGTCCTTTTGTCAAAAATTCGGAATAACTTTTCCTAATAAGGCTTTCATCACAGCCAAAATAACCAGCTATTTCTATATTAGTACATCCATATTGTGCTAGTTTTTGTACTTGTTCTCCTTTGATGTCGTATTTTTTTGGTCGTGCCATAATATCCTCTTTTACCTAGAGTGTAGGTTTTGTGTTATTTTAAATATTTTTAGAGGAAATAGCAATAGAAATAGGCGGCTATTAAAATTGCTTAATCAGATATTTCGCAAGAAATTTCTTTTGTATATGGGCATTTAATTATTCGCCATTTATAAGAATCATAATAATATCTACTAAAACATATATCTCTATAATAAGGTTTAATATCTTTTGTATAATTTTCTTCTCCTTCTTGACCTTCTTGTAATGCTTCAGCTTCCCATATAAGTCTTTGCTTTCTTAAAGGTCTAGGAATTTGTATAAATTTTAAATTATCTTTTATTATAATATCTTCCATTTTTTCTCCTTTAGGAAATAACTCTATTAAAGAGCCACCTTGTATTTATTTTTTAAAAATGCTTTTGCTTCATTAATTTTTTTAAACTTTGCAACAAAATTTTTATTTTTTTGAAGTTTAACTTCATAAATTGACCAAAACAATTCATCAAAACCTTTTTCAATTTGTAATGAAAAAACACCATCAAGGTTTGTAAGTGATTCTAATTTATTACCCCAAT